AAGAAGCTTATCTATGTAGCCCATCCTTATGGTGGGAAGAAGAGTAATAGAGAAAAGATAGATGTAATCATGAATGAATTAATATTTGCAGATACAGCAAATGATTATGTATCACCTATCCATAACTATGGATTTGTTTATTTGACAGGTGATGAATATCAAAAGGGGTTAGATATTTGCTTAGGTCTTTTAGGCCATTGCGACATCCTAGTATTATGTGATGGCTGGGAACAGAGTCGAGGTTGTAAAGGTGAATATGAATATGCGCAAAAGCATGGTAAGGATATATTCAAACTAGATGAATGGAAGGCATTAAACAGGATTTAATTTAGGAGATTAAAAAATGAATAACTTACAAATAAAAGCAATTGAAGCAGCTCGCAAAGTACTAGTAGAAATAGGACATGGATTAGAGGAGTTAGAATTCATGTACATTGTATGGTTTTGTAAAACCTTGCAAAATTGGAAAGCGTTAGTAAGTGGTCCTGGTATCGATGAATATGTAGAGGTAACACACAATGGTGATCGTGATGAGACATATGTTGATGTTTATTACAAAACTAAAAATGTGTGCATAAAAGATAACTAATGAAAATACTAGATGCATGCTGTGGTAGTAGAATGTTTTGGTTTAACAAAGAAAATACAGAAACAATTTACATGGATAATCGAACTGAAGATACAAGGCTATGTGATAGTAGAAGATTAATTGTTAAACCTGACATAATCGCAGACTTTCGGAATATGCCTTTTGAAGATGAAAGCTTTTATCTAGTAGTATTTGACCCTCCACATCTAATGAGAGTTGGAGACAAATCATTTTTAAAATTAAAATATGGAAGATTAAATTCAACATGGAAAGATGATATTGAACAAGGACTATCTGAATGTTGGAGGGTTTTAAAACAGAATGGGACAATGGTATTTAAATGGAACGAAGAACAAATCTCTCTTCCAATGATTAAAGATTTATTGCCTTGTGAACCAATTATTGGACAACGAAGAGGAAAGACAATATGGTTAGTATTTTTTAAAAGTGAGGAAAAATGAATATATGGGGGTTATTTGATAGTGGCAATAGCTGCTATAAGAAAGCTGTAGATGAATACAATTCTCAATGGGGGGGCAACACTATATTACAAGCATAGGCATAGATAGAGAAAATAAAAATAGTGATTTTATAAATCAAGATTTAGCTATCAATACCTTGTTTGATGATAAAGCTTTATTTGAAAAGTTAGACATGTTGGATAGGCCAGATGTTATTCTAGCCTCTCCACCATGTGAGAGTTGGAGTATTGCAAGCGCCATGAAAAATGGAAATGCATGCTGGAAGAAAGAATTTAATACAGCAACATCATTATTTGGAGATATTCAAGCATCAAGCAAATTTACTATAAGAGAGCATAGGGATTATGAAAGGTATCAATATAAATATGGGAAATCATTTCTTACCAGAATAAATGGTGAAATGTGTACATATAATATGGTGCAGATCATAGAGAGATATAAACCAAAGATATTTATCATAGAGAACCCTATGCAATCTAGAATATGGGAATATTTAGAGGATGTAATAGGATTTAAATTACCACATAAGAATAGAACTTATTACAGTGATTATGGTTATATCATTCAAAAGCCAACAATTTTTGCAAGTAATATAAATCTTGGCTTACGGAATAATAAAACTGCTACAAAGTTAGCATTTAAAGATATTAAATCCAATGGGAATGGTCGTTATAATGAGAGGTCCAATATACCCAATGAATTAATCTTTGACATGATAAGAAAATGTGAAAGGAAGCTTAATGAAAGTAGAATTATTTAATGATAATTTTCAGAACTATAAAAGGTATGGAATACCTAAGGCGCAGCTTGTAATAGCCGATATTCCATATAATTTGGGGGGGGCAGCATATGCCAGCAATCCCATGTGGTACATAGGCGGAGATAATAAAAACGGCGAAAGTAAGAAAGCAGGAAAAGCATTCTTTAATACTGATCATAATTTCAATATTGCAGAATACTTTCATTTTTGTAATCGCTTATTAAAGAAAGAACCAAAAGAGAGGGGCAAAGCTCCATGTATGATTGTGTTCTGTAGCTATGAACAACAAGCGATGGTAATTGAATATGCCAAGAAATATGGGTTCAAGAATTATATACCAATCTCTTTTATCAAGAATTATTCAGCACAAGCATTAAAAGCTAATATGCGTGTCGTTGGTGCTACAGAATATGCATTGATTTTATACAGGGAGAAATTACCGAAATTTAATAATAATCACAAGATGATATTTAACTGGTTTGAATGGCGTAGGGATAACAAAAACATTATTCCTAAAATCCATCCAACACAAAAACCTGTATCAGTATTAAAGAGATTGATAGAAATCTTTACTGATGAAGGCGATGTAGTAATAGATCCTGTGGCAGGTAGTGGAGCAACATTAAGAGCAGCTATGGAGTTAGGACGTAGTGCATATGGGTTTGAAATATCAAAAGACTTCTATAGTAAAGCGAAATCAGAAATGTTAAGCGATGTGAAAACACAAACAAGATTATTAGAATATTGTGAATAGCAGGAGACGGAAAGAGATGCAAATGAAATGTCATAGGTGTGATAGATTATTCACACCAGTAGGTTCAGAAAAGCATTGTCCTGATTGTATAGCAGGAAAGCCAATACCAAAGAAGAGAACAGTAGCTGAGGTAAGGGCAGAAATAAAAGCGAAGCGTGATGCGGAAGAAGCAAAGAAGTATAAGTACGAACGGTACTGTATATGTTGTGGTAATAAATTCTATACAAATAAAACAAACCGGGTAATATGCAGTGATTATGAATGTGAAGAGAAAATGCGTATAGAACGGTTGCAAACTAATAGAGCAAGATATAGAGCCAATACAAAACAGAAGAAGGGAAAATAATCAATGCTAAAGAAAGATAAAAGCAAATGGTGTTGGGTAGATGGTGATAGAGCCGGATATCCATATGATACACGGATAGAAGCAATTGAAGATTTTTATAGTGATGATAGAAATGCAGAAGTAACAGAAGTTCATATAGGGCACCCAGAATATTTTGTACCAGAAATTGATGTTGAAAATATCATTGAACAACTACAGTATGATGCTACAGATGAGTTTTATGGGATTGGTGAACTTGCGGATGATTATTTAAGTAATGTAAAAGATGAACATAAGAAAGAATTAGAAATTAAATTAAATGCAGTGATACAAGAATGGGAGCGGCGACATGGGTATAATTTAAATATTTATGCTGCAGCGGGAATAGAAAAATTTCATAGAGTGAAACTAGAGCGGCTAAAATAATTAAAGGGAAATTAAGATATGACGGAAGAGGAAATGCAAAAGAAGTTAGGAAAGCATTTATTCTTAAAGAATATAACTATTCCTAATATAACAATGCATGGAGATGGGAAAGGGGAATATGAAGCAGATTTAATCTACTTCAATCTTAAAGCAAGAGTTGTTACTGAAATAGAAATCAAGGTAAGCATTCAAGATTTCAGAGCAGATTTTAAGAAGAAAAGATACCATGATCATTTACATGTAGGCTATTTGTATTATGCAGTACCACAAGACCTGTATGAAGACCATAAAGATGAAATAGAAAGTATATTAGGTGATGCGGGATTAATAGTGGTCAATATATCTAATAATAAAAGAGAAGATGCTAGATACATTAAAAGGGCAAAGAAGCGCAAAGATGTAAAGGCATTAAATGAAAGTGAAGTTATTAACTATTTGAGGATTGGTTGTATGAAGTGGGTTAATAGGTGAAAAAATATGGATACAATGGAATGTATTAATAATAATATAGGGGCCCAATTAAGAGGGGAGAAAATAAGAAATCTTAATTGGGATAAAGTGGCAAAACATATTTTAGAATATGGACCTAATATAATGGTGTATGCTGGAATTAATGAAGATTGGGATAATACATGTGGAGCTATATATGATCATGGGGAAGTAATCCATGATGATGCCTATGTAACTAGTACATGGGGAACACCAAGCATCTTTACATATGTAGAAGGAAAAAACAAAAAGATTGATGGTGGGGATGAATACTTTATATATGCAGATGAACATATACATGATTGGACAGAATCAGCGTTAAAAATCGTACAAGGGAAATAGTACAAAGTGCTTGATGCGGGAGGTAGCCATTGACTGAACAGGAATTAATTAGACAAATAACGACTATTGCAGCTAAAACAGCAATAGAAGAATATAGAAAGGAAATGAGTAGGAATGAGAAGGAAACAATAGATACTCTTAGACACAACACAATGAAGCTATTCAAACACTACAATAAGTTAAAGACTTATGTAGAGAATAGTATATCTGACTCATCACAAGCCAAAGACTTATGGCTAGACAAGCTATTAGGGGAGATGTTTGATGATGACAGTAAAGTGATGGTTAAGTCAATCATAAGAAGTAAGGAACAAACAGAACTCATGATGCGGCATATAGATAACATGATTGATATCTATGATGAGCGTTGTAAATGTCGTAGAGTGAATTATTGTGATTGTGTTAGACGGTATTATATTAACGGCGAACAATTGAAAGACATTGGCAGTTCATTAGATCCTAATGTAGATGAGCGAACAGTACAACGATATATCAAAAAAGGGTTAGAAGAGATGTCTATTCTCTTATGGGGATTAACAGGAATAAAAAGTAAATTGTCGTAAAAGTGTCGTGGACGTGTCGTAAAGATAAAGATATAATGATAGTGTAAATAAATATGGAATGAAGAAGAAATAAAGGCACCCACAATAATTAGTGGGTGCCTTTTATGTGGAGATGCAAATGAAAAGAGCAAGGCATGAATGCAGATATCCTGGATGTCATGAATTAACAACAGATAGATATTGTGAAAAGCACAAAGTAAAACAAGATAATACAAGACTATCTGCACATGCTAGAGGATATACCTCTAAATGGGATAAAGCTAGGAAAGTGTTTCTTGCGGAACATCCAACATGTGAATGCGCTGAATGCAAGGCATCAGGCAATCCATTGGCAGCGAATGTAGTGGATCATATCATTCCTCATAGAGGAAATATGAAATTGTTTTGGGATAGAAACAATTGGCAAGCTATGAATAAACGCTGTCATGATAAGAAAACAGCAAGAGAGAATGGCGGTTTTGGTAATATGGTTAAACGATAATGATAAATAGTGAGAATACCCCCCCTATTTAAAAATGTTTGAACCTTGAAAACCCAGACCGTGTGGCTCCTTTCTTCGTAAAAAGTTCGTGAAATAAACTATTTCTGAGAAACGAAAATTTTATAGGCAATGAAAAGAGGTGAAAAAGTAGTGGGCCGAAATGCAAAACCTATAGATTTAATCATGGCTGATGGGAACAAACGACATTTAACAAAAGCCGAAATTGAACATAGAAAAAATACAGAAATACGTTTTGGAAATGATAAATTAGTATGTCCAAAACATATAAAAAATGACAAAATTGCATATGCAAAATGGAAAGAATTAATAAGGCTATATAAAGATTTTGATTTTGTAGCATCTGGAGATATTGGAATGCTCGGCCGCTACTGTATGGCCTATAGTGAGTATATGGATTTACTAGAACGTAGGACAATGGTATGTCAGTTGATGCCTAAAGTTGACGATGATGAGAATGAAATAATTAAAGACCAATTAGACGCCGGGAATGTACATCCAAAACGTATTCAGAAGATGATAGAAAAATATGAATATATATTATCATTTAGTGGAATAATTTCATTAGATAAGGCCATTAATGCGAAAATGGATGCATTGGTTAAAATGGAAGATAGATTATTCTTGAATCCATTGGCTAAAATTAAAAATGTACCTAAGAAACCACCAGAGGAAGAAAAAACAGAATTAGATCAGAATGGATTTGGTGATATATGACAATAAAGGAAGAGTTAATACAATATGCTAAAGACTGTATTAATGACACCAAGCATTGTTGCCAGAAACATAGATGGGCATGTGAAAGATTTCTGAGGGATATAAGCCGTGAAGGAACAGATGAATTCCCTTATATCTTTGATGATGCAAAAGCAGAGAGATTTTATAAATGGGCAAGTTTACATAAGCATACTAAAGGAGTGCTAGTAAATATGCCCATTATTTTTACGCCAATACAGCGCTTTATATTTGGTAACATTTATGGATGGGTTCATAAAGATACTGGGTACAGAAGATTTACAAAAGCATATTGGCAAGTAGGAAGAAAAAATGCAAAATCTCAATCATTAGGTCTAGTTGGTGATTATGAATTAATGGCACTTGGTGAAGATAATTCGGAAGTCTATATTGGTGCGACTAAAACACTCCAGGCGAAAATTATTTACAATGAAGTAATAGCAATGCTTAAAAAATCAAGTGCTTTATTTAAAGGCAAATGGAAAGAAGCATATAGTACGATTGTACATATTAAAAGTAATTCAATAATGCGTGCTTTATCTAAGGATGATGGGAAAACTGGTGATGGTTTAAATCCACAATGTGGACTGATTGATGAATATCATGCGCATCCAACAGATGAAATATTAGAAGTCATTAAGACAGGTATGATTGCACGGCGACAACCTTTATTATTTATTATTACAACAGCAGGTAATAATTTAGGGGGGCCTTGCTATAGAATTGAATATCCATTAGTAAGTAAAATCCTAAATCCGGATATCGAATTTGATATACCGGATTATTTTTGTATGGTTAATGAATTAGATCGAGATGAAGAAGGGAATCTGATTGATGACATAAACGATGAAGAGTGTTGGATAAAAGCCAATCCAATTGCAGCTACATATGAGGTAGGATTAAAAAATATCAGAAGTAATTATATGTCAGCGATAGAAAGCCCAGAAAAGATGGTGTCATTTATGACTAAGAATATGAATATATGGGTTAAACAATCAGCGCAGTCATATATTGATATGGCAAAATGGAAGGCACGAGGAAGATTAAATGAGGACTTTGAAAACGAATTAGGAATATCACTATATGGATATGATGCATATGTAGGTATTGACGTGTCAAAAACAATTGACCTTACAGCTGCTGGGATAGTAATCCCGGTAGATATTAATAACAGTAAGAAATTTATTACTTTAGCACACGGTTTTATACCAGAGGAAACAGTACAAACAAAAGAACGAACAGATAAAATTCCATATAGACTATGGAATGAAAGAGGATGGCTAACAATTACTCCAGGTGAAATTGTTGATTATCGATTTATGACTAAGTGGATTGAAGAAACATTAAATAAATATGGATTAAATATTAAAGATGTTTGTTATGATCCGTATAATGCTACTCACTATACCCAAGAATTAGAATCAAATAAAGGATGGGGAATTGTAGAAATCAGACAAGGTATTATTACATTGTCTGAACCCACAAAGTCGTTCAGAGCAGAAACATATCAAGGCAATATATTACACCCAACTAATGATTTATTAGATTGGGCAATTAGTAATGCTGTTACTAAAGTTGATGCTCAAGAAAATATTATGTTAGATAAAGCCAAAAGTACTGAACGAATTGACCCAATAGCAGCCGTAATAAATGCTTACACAAGGGCAAAAGTAGCGGCTGATGATGATTTAAGTATGTACATAATGAGTGATGAGTTTAGCTTATAGGAGTCGTAATGAAATACATAAGAATAATTGGAAGTATAATTGATGACCTACTATTTACAATAGGGGCCATCTTTTTTTGCATCGGTGGATTTATGATCCATACGATAGTAGGCGTATATAGTATTGCGTTGGCTTCCTGTGTACTTGGATATATCATTGGAACTGCATACCATGTTGAAAGAAAAGGAACGAGGGATAGACCATATGGCGAATAGGAAAGGAGTTATAACAATTGATACTAAGAAGGTTCATTGAAAAAAGGGATGGCTACATGCAGCCTAATCATGTTGATGCGGATTCAATTATAGATTTCTTAGGAACATCAACAAATAAATTTATGCGGGTAAGTGATGTGATAAAAAATTCAAATGTATTTGCCTGTGTAAGTATCTTAGCAGATGATTTAGCAAAACTCCCAATCCATACATATTATGGAGATGGAGATAGAACAAAAGGGATGAAGCATCCTGTAGCAGAATTGTTATATACAAGGCCTAACCATTTAATGAGTGCATTTACATTGAAACAAACATTACAAATGCATGTGGGATTGTATGGAAATGCCTTTGCATTTATTGATTGGGGAAATGATGGATTTCCCAAAGCAATATGGCCATTAGAACCATCATCT